GTCTTGTCTCCTAACTATATGAGCATCTAGGGTTTATGTTACATCTTACTTGCAACGTTGCAATAGTCGGTTCCTACTTGTTACGCGTGAATAGTAGGAAGGCTCATAGCACCCCCGGCTTTCCCCCAACCACCCCCATTCATATGACATCCGAGACTTTCTCTATAATTTTCCAAAATAGACTATGTTTATACTTTTTTCTTGACTTATCACCCAAACTGGCGTAAGTTGCAACGTTGCAACAGAACCTACCTACCGATTGGGTGGAGAATCCACCAGAGGACATCGAGACTCAGGCTATCCTACTCGAAAGATACTCCGACTCCCTTCAGGAAAAGTCTCCCCGCGGAGATACACTCCGCTATCTTTTCAAAGCCGCGAAGCGATTTTACTCCGAATCCGTAGAGACCCTACGCTACAATGAGCCTCAAGCATTCTTTATACCCTCGTATGAACAGGCGTTGCTACTAAACGCATGGGTTTGGGGGATTAACTTCCCGATTTGCTTCAGTGCCAACCGTATTGGCAAAACGGCGGGGTTTATTTTCAACGCAATCCTCTGGATTTTCCCAAATAACCCACAGTGGCGCTGTTTTCAGCCCTACAAGGACTATCATGGCCGTTTAGTCCAGCTTATTCCCCGCCCTTCTATCGATAATCTCATCCCAATACAAAAACACTACGAAAAATACCCACATTTAGTGGGAAACCTATACAAACAACCATATGAGACTGAAAATATCGACAGGTGGAATACATCTTCACGACTTGCTCCAACTCTTTTTGCACCCGCCTATCCCTATCCACCCATTCCACGCGGTGGACAGTTCTGGCTCGGCGCTCCGGACAACGATTTCCATAAGAGAATCATTATGCGTCAATGGCGGAAGTTTCTTCCGCGTGCCTCTATACTAAAAGACTCCGAATCAGATCGAATGTTCATCATTTCAACAGCATCCCAAACCAATCCTAAGACTACAGCCCATGAGCTTGTTTGTAAATCCTACGAATCTGAAGATACTAAATGGTCGGGAGATGCTGTTCACGGGATTATTCTCACCGAAGGTTTTGAACAGGCTGTCCTCGACGAAATCAAAAATCGTCTTACTAACGAAGCGTTCGCTTCATGGGACTACACGCCTGCTGATCCGCGTAATACCGGCAAAAAGGTTGCTCTAGCATATAAGGTATTCAAAAAAGAAGAAGAACTCCCCCTACGTTCCTTCGTTTTTACCAAGTTTTCAGTCCGAGATGCACCCGCTCACATCATACCAAAGGAAAAGAAAGATGATCTTATTAGAATGTGGGAGAATCGAGAAGCCGGAAAAGCCAGACTCGATGGAGAATTCTTCTCATCTAGCGGACTCGTTCTCGATGCTTTACGACGAGAGTTTCATTGCCTTGACTGGACTTTTGATGAACTTCAAACTCGATTCCCTAATGGTAGAATTTATCGAGGACTCGACCCCGGACTCGATCATCCAAGTTCTTGCGCATGGGCCTACCTTTCGACTAACAATATCTGGTTCATCTACCGCTTTTACTCACGACGTAACACGACTATTTCACAACGTTGCCAAGACATTATTACCCTCTCAAATAACGAACGAGAAAAATTTATCACTAAAAATGGTCAAACGCAATGGCGAGAGGTTCACACTCGACCTAGCTCGGAAGTCGCGGTAGCCACTCCTACAGATTACCATGCCTTTAAACGAGACGAACGCACTGGACAGTCCTTCTCTCTCGAATACCTCAAAGAAGGACTGGTCATCACCGAGTCAACTCACATGGGGCCAGAAGATCGCGCTATCAAAGCTAATTCTTTACTGGACCCTAACGCTAATCCTCACATTGCTCACCCACAACGCGGAGTAGCCCCCGGTGCTAGAATTTTCTTTCTAATCCGAATGCCGGGGGTTGCACTCGCCCTAGACAAATTCGACCAGCTTTTTTGGGACCGCTATCGAGGGGGTGAACTCAGAGGCGAACCAAAGGACAAAGTGCCGCTACATGGCGATGATGAACTCGACGCTCTCTGTAATATAGTCTGCTCCCCTTATATATGGACGCGCAACGAACCGCGTAGGCGCGAACCGCAGGAGCAGAAAGCCCAAGAACAGTATTACACAGCTCCGCTAGATACCGCTGCTCGCTTGAAAGCGATACTCGAAGATGAACAGCGTCGGTCCACAGTGGGATTCACTTAGACAGTTGCAACGTTGCAACTGGCCGACTCGCTGGCTAAACTGGTGGCAGGTGATAGGTTCTTTAATCCTAGGTTTGGCGGTGTTCTTGATAACGCTTTGGCATGATAAAGGCTATTTTTAGCTATCCCACTCCTTCTCTCCTGAGAACGCGCGTGAACTTATTTTTCTTGACCAACCCCTTATAGAGAGTATATTATATCATGCTGCCGATCATACCACAAGCTGCCAATAACTGGCTATTACAACCAAACGCGCAAGCTGCTCTCGGCAGCTTTCCGGTTAACCTTGTTCAGTATCTGCCCGAAGAAAGGCAAAAGGATATTCTGCTATTTATCCATCAAAAGTATGCATGGCCCCAAGTTATGGAGCGGTGTCCTTTTGAAATCATGTGGAAGAAAATCCTCGACATGTATCGGATTAAGTTAGACATAATCGACACCAACATAGACCAAGATACCGCTGCCGGTAGAGACGCTGATGAAGGTCCAACTAATCAAGTTCGTGTAGCTGACTCGGTGGTGTTCGATGCGGTGGAAAGACTGACCGATGTGTCTCATTTTATTAGCACTAAGGAAGGCTGTCCGATTCAATACAACATTCCTAAATATTATGATACTCGATCTGAGGACTCTTTCTATCATCCGTTTCGCGACCGTGTAAAAGCTGCTAATGCGCTTCTTAACTGGAATTTTGATAATGAGGACATTTATCGAAAGTTGGCTATAGCTTTTAGACACTTTTATACTTATGGGGTGGCTTTTGCTCGGTCTGAGTTCGAGTTTAATGTTCAGATGATAACTCGCATGTCGAATCAGGGGATGCCTGCCACCGTGCCGGAAATCATCGAAATTGGCACAACGTTCGACCCTATCTCCATCCGACGGCTTTGGTTGAATTTCCGTCTCAATGCATATGAGATGGATTACCAACCATGTCCTTTTCTCATCGAGGAAACTCCACGATTTGCAACGTTGCAAAATCAATATGATCCTCGAATGAATCCGTTTGGATTCCTCAACCTAGACAAAGTGGCTGTTGCACCTGAGCAGTGGATGTATTCTGAACCAGAGATGGCATCTATGCGAGACGCGATACAGCAAATCACTCAGTTGGACGATTATAAAAATTATAGCATCCCGCAGATACTCGACCCCAAACACTCTGTAGAAGCTCTTTGGAGTTTCTATCCAATGTTGCCTCTCGATCCACAAACGGGCGATTGGATTAAACGTGCTGATGGTTCTCCAGTTCCGTATCTTAGATACATCGTCAACTCTTTTGGTTCTAACCTAGTAGGGAACCAAATCCTTCTACGCCTTCAGCGAAACTTTTTCCCACGAGATGGCGTGCCTATTTATGGAACTAACCATATGCCTGACCTCGATAGTGGTGTTTATACGCCTTCGTTGGGGTATCTGCTTTGGAACCACTATAAAGAGATTATAACCTGCAAAGGGCAATATCTTGCTAACAAAGACTGGATTAATGACCCGCCCGCATGGGTGCAAACCTCATCGCCAGCAACCGGACAGAACCTTACCAAAAAGGGAGCGAAGATTGAAGTCAACTCTGATCGAGACTTTGGATGGCGCACTCCCTATGATGCAACGGCATCGACAGTCAACATGATGCAGCATTTGCGCGATCAGGCTAAGACCTCGACGAAATCTGAAGATGCGTTACTAGGTAAAGCGATGGGTGGGAGAACTTCTGCCTCAGAAGCTCAGAACGCTTTCCAAGCTAGTATGTCGGCGGTTACTGCTCCGATCAATCTATTTAACTACGACATTATGGGTGGATTTGCAATTCGAGTGTGGGAATACACTGGAACATGGTTTCCACCGGACCTTTTGAAAGCTATTTCAGGTCAAATGGGTTTCGTGCTTACGCCGGAAGATTTATGGACGCGCGTAGGATTGAAGTGGGATGTAGCTTCGACTTATATCGAATCCATCGTCCGGCAGCAAAACATTCGCTATATGCTAGAATCTAGCATGGGTGATCCTGCCATTAACCGCGCTCCGATGTGGCGGGAACTCCTAGAGGAATGGCGCTTTGATACGGCTGCCGAATGGGTTAACGATGGTGGATTCGAGCGAGAAGTTTACCTCGCCACCGATCAAGCCATCCAGACTTTCTATGGTGTTCAGGTTATCATCAATCCGGACCAGAATCATCAAGTTGCTATAAAGGTTAAGACTCGTTTCTTAGAGGACCAAAAGTCAATCTTTATGACTCAGTATCGGCAGAATGCTCCGCAACTGGTAAAACAAATTCAGATTCACCAAAACTTCCTAATGTTACAAATGCACATGCAGATGTTGCAAGCGAAGGTTGGGATTCCACCGGGAGCTAATCCTACTGAAATGCAGCCACGTTCCCCCGGTTTACCGTCTGGAGCGGGTCCGTCCACTCCCGGTCAAATGATGCAACAAGGTGGAGCGGGAATCGGTGGGTAAAGTTGCAACGTTGCAATTATGAATGTTAAAGTTACAACTGAACCTTATTCCTTTTCTGATTCTAATGATATTACAATATCTACGGAATTCCACACAAGGCTCAGTCAAGTTCCAATACGAGATGTAAAGTCACTCTTTCAAAATTTTCGACTTAATTTCCGGAGTCGAATTGCAGGTTGCTCTACTGTGGACGACTTGTATAAATTACAGGGAAAAATATTAGCAATAGACGAATTAGAGAAATTTTTCTTAGAGATTTTGCGTAAACCGTAGCGCACATTTTTATAGGAAAAAAAGTTTAATTCGCTTGACAGGCATACAATACTATGATAAAGTTACTACATGAACGAGGGGTATATCCTTTGGGGTGGTATCTCTCACCTGATTCCGGCGTTTCAGGCGGCGGCTCTCAAACCGGGGGCGCAGGTGGAACCGGCGGTCAGAATGGTGGGGGTCAAGGTGGAGCGAAAACTCCATTCGATGATCTTCCGTGGGATGAGTTGGATGATGTTACTAAGAGTCAGTTGGAAAAGATCAAGGGTGAGTTTGTTGCAACGTTGCAAAAGACCACCAAGCTTGAAGGTGATCTAGGTAGGACTCAGGAACTTCAACGACGATTCCAAGCCGATTTTGACCGTTTAAAAGCAGAGCATGACAAGAGAAGTGCTCCACCTGAAAAAGACGAATACCTTGAATCTGTCCGAAAAACTCTCGCGGAGTCTGGATACTCAAAAGAGGAAGTCGATAAAATGGCTCCTACTTTTGCCGCAATGTTTAAAAACATTACTGGCGTCCAGAAAAAGGAAATCGGAGTTGAACTGGCACCTATGGCTGCGACCGTGCTTGGTCGTGAGGCTGAAGCTGCCTTTTATCATGCGCGCAACGCCGATACCCTTGGCATGTTCGAAGATAACGAAATCGCTCAAGCAGTGTGGGATGCTATTCAAGAACGCACCAAGGCTGGTGAACCTACTAATGCGAATGTCGTTGGGAATCTCGCCAAGATATATTGGGCGGATAAGCAGGCGCAATCGCGGGCGAAAGACCCTAATCAGCCAAATCCACCTAACCCGAATGAACCTAAGCCATTTACTTTTCCCGGTATGCGAACTGGTTTAACTTATCCCGGTGCTGGTAATTCACCACAGTTCAATCCACCTATGGACCCAAATGCTCCAAAGCATCGGCTCGATAATGACACGAAAGCTGCGTTGGAAACAACGTTTAAAATAATGACATCAGGAACAGATGCAATGCCTAAAGCATTTGCCAAACCAGCTAAAGGGGGTCGCAGCCGTTAACGCGGTTGCAACGTTGCAATTATGGCTATTGAAATGTTAACTGTAGCGCAGGGTCAGTCAGACGCCGGTCTTTTTAATCTTCCACCAGCATTCGATACAAAGCGATATGCTGCTGAATGGGCTGAAGAAGGTTCGGTGGAAATGAAAAAGCAGCGTCAAGTGTTGCCTCAAGTTGGAGCGACAGCCGACGGATGGGAAGTATGGAAAGATGGAGCTAACGGTAAGCCGGTTAAGGTCAAGATAAGCGGTGGCCGTTCCTTCACTCTTATGTGTCGTCCGCGTGTCATACAAGATCAAGTGAACGCGCTTTTTGGCAATGTGTCGAAAAAATTTATTAACCGAGAAGTAACGGGGGAAACGGTAGCTGGTAATGCTCCGCAAGACCCCGGAATTCTCACAGAAGAACGTCTGAGGGAAACTCGATCTGAACCGGGTATGGATGATTCAACCATGCCTTTGAATAAAATCGATCTTGAACCGTCAGCAGTAGTAGAAACATAAAACAGGAGAAATAATGGACGCAACAATCAGGATGCCGTTTATGGAACGTCGCAAGGATAACTTGCACATCCAGAAACCAGTGCAATCAAATGCGGCGAACGTGTTTCCAGCTCGCTCCTTCGTCAAGTTATCAGCAGGCGCGATAGCCGCTTGCGTAACTGCCGATGTAGTGTGCTATGGACAGGTTCCCGACCCTTCGCATCTCTCCACGGACCAACCACCAGTGACCCTATACGGGACCAATCATTGGGTGTTTGATCCTAGAGATGCGCAGTTCGTAGTTAATATCACCGATGCCGCAGGCCACGTTGGTCAGGCTGCCGGTGCCCCGCAGTTAAGTGCAGTAGCCGTAGGCACAAAATACGGCCTGTATCGCGATGCAACAAGTTTGATGCAGATGCTGAATTCAGCAGATACCACCAACTTGTTCTTCACGGTTATTGCCCTTTATCCGAACCAAGCGTTGACCGATTATAATGGTCGCGTGATTGTTGAGCTAGTGCCAGCAATCATCCAAGCATAATTGCAACGTTGCAACTTAAACTAAGGAAATAATATGGCCGTTGTAGCAGAAGCATACGTTGAACATTTCGACCGAAACTTTAACGAGATTAAGGAAGAAATGTATGAGCAGTTTCCAAAACAATATACCTTCTACATGAAGGTTGAGGAAACTACTAAAGCCTTCGTCAAGAAGTCTTACTTAGGTGGAATGGGAATTCCCATCCCGAACAGGGACTTGGAACCAATTCCATTTCAGGAGCCGGTGAAAGGGCCAATTGCCTTTTTCTCACCAACAAACTATCGTCTAGGTTATCAAATCGAAAAACAGACGATTGAGCAAGAGGAATGGGGACTGTTAGCGAATCGTCCTCGCACCATGCTCTATGGTTCAGTTGTGTTGATGGAGATGGCGGCAGCCAACATCTTGAATAACGGTTTTACGGTGCAGCCGTATGACTTCAAGGTTACAGGCGACCCGAATAACCAGCCTCTATTCAGTATCAATCATCTTCGAGAAGATTCTCTTGCAACATGGGCGAACCTAATCGCGCAGAATTTGCCGATCACCGTAGAAACGGTATTCCAAGCGATTGCGAATTTGCTCTACAACTTGAACGATAGTCGTGGATTACCAATTGCCTATAGTGGCACAATCTACATCTATGTCCCAAGTCTTGCTCCAGTTCTCTGGCAGCAGGCTGTAGAGGTAGTCAACTCGCTGATGAATCCGAATACCGCCGACAATAAAACCAACGCGGTAATGAAGCAATTCAAGATTGAAGCAGTTCCGCTGCGTTTCTTGACAAACCCCGATCACTGGTTTCTCGGATGGGCACCTAGTTCGCCCAACTATGGATTGACTATGGTCGTCAATATTTATCCGGACATTACGCCTTTGGCACAGTTCGGTAATAATCCGGATGCATGGTTTTCTCGCTTGCGTCAACGTTTCGTGGCTGGCTACGAGAACAAGCGTGGAATTGCGGCGGTGGGAGCGTAAGCTCCCACTAAAGCAACTGCATTTGCAACGTTGCAATAATTATGGATTCACATATTAAAGGGCCAAGAGCGCCTACAAAAGGAACATTCAGGGCTTCACTAGGAGCAGTAGTTTCAGCAATTATCGTGGGGGCCAAGTTTGGCGATCCTGCGATTGCTGCCCTTGAAATCTTTAGAACAGATGGAGCATCGAGTGGTTTGGGACCAATAGCTGGTATCCCTCATGCCACTGCGAAAAAGTTTCCTCTGTTGATTGAGTTTCAGGGGCATATTATCACTACCTTCGATGGCACTGCTCCAGTGTTCTCACTCACTGAAACCAACTTGGACGATACCGGCTCAGTGTCGATTGCGACGATTGCTGGATTTACGGCTGGTTTCTTTTCGGCATTCAAAATCCTGACCGCTGCTGATAAAAAGTATAAGTTAACTTACACTCCTGCTACTGGTGCTCCCACGGCTGGAGAAGGTTACTATGCTATTAAAGCAACTGGTCCCGGCGAAAACTCAATCTATTAACCAATGGGCACGAATAACGAAGATAGAGGACCAACGTCGATTTTTTCGGGAGCGATGGCGGCTGTTACTACTAGAAATGTTAAATCAATGCGATTTCTAGCGGCATCAACATTTACGTCTTTGACGTTTATGTATGATGCGGCAGACCCCAATCAGGTTAACCCGAACGTGCCCACATACCCGGCACTGGCAGAAATTAATGATGTTAAAAGTTTTAGACTTTTAACAGGAGCAATTGAGGTTAATTTCTACGGGGTCTAATGTTGGTTAACAATTGCAACGTTGCAACTGTAAAAAGCTGCAACGTTGTATTGTATCTAAGCAAAAATGTATTTTTTAGCTGAATCAAACGAATGGATGCCTCAATCATGGTTTGGTATCTTAGGCATTTCTTCCGTTTTAGCAGGAGCTATTGCATGGGTGACAACGCGCGAAACTCGAAAACGAACCGCAGTCGCCCAACGACAAACTATCGAAGCTTATGAGAAAACTATCGAAGCTCAAAAGAGGTTAGCTGAAGAAACGCAAAAGATTACTATTGAGCAAGGTAAAATTTTATTAGACGCTCATATAAAACAAGTTGAAACAATCACCCGTGAACGTGATGAACGCGTTAAAAAATGCCACGATTTAGCAGGTGATCTTACTGCTGCGTTGTTGAAGTTAAAAGAGTATGAGCTAAAACCCGATTATGCTACTCTACTTACTACTGAAAAGATGTGGCATGAGGAACGTAAACGGTTTTATGATAACATGGCGTCTCAACAAAATACTGTTATCAGACTAATCGGTGCTCTTGATAATCGAATGGCAGAACATTCAATTGGCCTAAAAGATACAACTAAAATTTTAACTAACTTAGTAGGTCATCTTGAATCGACAGGAATTATTAAACGTGAAATTAAATCGTAGCTGGCGGACATCTTCAGCAGGAATCGGTGCGATTCTTATTGGATTAGGTGGATTGGCTAGCGATTATGGAGCAAATGGTCATATATCCATCCCCGCTTTAACCGCAGCTTTCGGTTCGATCATAACTGGAATTGGACTCATGCTTGCGCGTGATAATAACAAATCAAGTGTCGATGTTGGAATTCAATCAGCAGTGCCAAAACAAATAGCATCAGAAGTAGTTACACCGGAGAAACAAACATGATAGCATCAGTATTACGTCAAAATCCTATATTAATCATTCTAGTTGTCATAATCCTATTCGGCGCTTTTCCTAGTTGGGGATACAACCGAGGTTGGGGATACTTTCCATTCGGGGGATTGCTACTACTACTCTTAGTTTTGTTTTTGCTAGGTGTATTGTGATTTTTACTGAACAACTAGCAGACGAATATGCTACTCACTTTCGCTCAATTGAAATAGATTTAGCTAAAAAGGTTGAAGTAGCTTCGTTAGCAGCCAAACTACTTTTTAACCAGCTTCACTATCAACAGGTGGAATTGGTTACAGGAGTGCCTTTCTATGTGGTAGGAATTATTCACTGTCTTGAAGCAGACTTTGATTTCAAAACTCACCTACATAATGGCGATTCGTTAACTGCTAGAACTACTCACGAACCAAAAGGACGGCCACCCACCGGCTCTCCACCTTTTACATGGGAAGCATCTGCCATCGATGCGTTAAATTTCGATTCACTAACTTCATGGAAAGAGTGGACAGTTGCTGGAATCTGCTACAAGTTAGAAGGATATAACGGTTGGGGGTATCGTAATTTTCACCAAACTTTAACTCCCTATCTTTGGGCTGGTTCTCAATACTACACCAAAGGTAAATACGAAGATGACGGTGTATATAACGCTGATCTGGTTAGCGATCAAATCGGTGGTGCCGTTATATTAAAATTTCTCGCTGATAATCATAGCATCGCATTGAAAGCATACGCAAATGTCTAACCCATCGCAAATTTTAATATCACAATTAGTTGACGACATAAAAGTTGAAGCTAGGGTCAAAGGTTCAGACAATCTTGACGCTTGGATTTTGAATTTAGTTAATCAGCTTTTACTGGACTACTGTGAGAAGAATCAATATTTTGAACTATTAGTTACCAATTCTGTAATTGCAACGTTGCAATCGACCGAAGATTATACCTTACCAACAGATTTTGGCCGGGAGAGGCTTATTCGCTATCTTCCTACCAATGGCACTTCTCGAACGCTAAAGAAACGAAATCAATTTCTAGAAAATCCAAGAGGGCAGTTTCCTAGATGGTATGAAGTTAACGGCACTGTTTTATCAATTTTTCCAGTTGATAATATGCCAGCAGGTGATTCTATCTTAATCGATTTTTGGAAGCTTCCAACTACTGTAGTTCTTACAGATACTTTTCCCATCCCTCGACTCCTTCCGTCGCTAAGATTACGCGCAGTTACGCGCGTGCTAGCATACAACAATGCTATGCCACAAGCTGGTTATCTCAAGGGGGAAGCACAGGAATCGGAGAGTCGCGCGAGGTAATGCATGGCATTCGATCTTCTTCAACCACTACCCTCAGATATAGTGTTTCCATATCTCGGTGGTATCGACGAAAGTGTTCAGAACACTGATCTTCAGGATAGACCGTTAAACGTCGTTGATAATATCAAACCTCTTGTAAGTGCGAGAGGGGTCTTTCCATTCTGGCAAGGAATGCATCGAAGAATGACTGGAAAGAAAACAATCGACTTTAATCCGGGGCAAAAGGTTTATGCCATTCACCAAACTTTTAACGGAGTCTGTCAATATGGATACTACGTTCAAACCAGTGCAAAGTTATACTATCACCTTTGCGCTGCACCACCTGATATGAGAATTCATTTCTACTTCTAGTTGCAACGTTGCAATGTCTTTTCCAAATTCCATAGTTCCATTGAAAAAAGATACGACGCATTCTTGCGTGTTTGATTGGCCTGATCGTCCAATTAGACCAACTCCCCCGGTTGGTCCACCACCGCTTTATCCTTATGATCCTCTTGATGATTGGGACCCAACTAATCCAGCAGATAATGGGCAACCGGGAAGCGTAATAGATCATCCTGCAAGCCTTCCAGTTGGTGCCATGATTTACATTCGGAGTCATTCCGATCATGCATCTCTTAGCGATGCAAATATCAACATAGGATTTCAACAAGATATTGGAGCTGGCACTTTTCAATATAATCCAAGTGCTCCTGCGTTTAGTGCTGATTTCGGAGCCATAACTGATCGCACTGTTCCTTGGAAACCTCGGTGTTTTGCAAACTTTAATAATTTCAAAGCCCATTGGGGAATGGGAGTTGATTTAACCGGCAGTTACCAATTAACTTACGATCCTCTTGTTATTGGTGATACAAATATATTCACTGACTTTTGGATTTATGAACTTGTAACAGGAGTAGCAGAAGATGCTCCTAATTTTGATTGGATAATTACGCATGGGGGTTTTACTAAAGGTGGAACGCATAATAAACTCGTTCGCGGTTTTCCTTTTAGCGATTCTTATGGATTCAGTTGGTTTTTTCAATCTCTTACACAAACTTTTAATTTTGTGTATTATTAATGGCTAAAGACCCATTACAAATTCAAGCTAAATCGGTAGAACCGGAAGGAATGGATGATGCTTTTACGGTCGCATCCAAACCTGCTGATTTCATTCAATCTAATGGCATTTTTAACTCTGGTAAACAAATTGAACGAATGACTGGAAAGTTACTCTATCGTCGCACAAACGTCCCGATAGTAGGATTGCATGTAACTAAAGATGCCATGTGGGTTCAAACTAGAACGCGACTCATCCTTTTCACTTACACAGACGTTAAAACCGCACCTTTTCCATAATGCCAACTACAGTCGTCAGCACAACTATTGCCGGAAACGTTAAGCCAAGCTTCGCGTCGTCACCATTAGTAGGATTAACCGTTCGTGCAAATGGTGAAGAATCTGTAAGTGTTTTGGACATGAATGGTAATATTTACGATGCTATCATTCCTGTTCCTACATCTGCTCCTACTCTTTCACAAAATGGTGATACAGGAAAACTATCTCCGAGTCAATGGTATGGTTATGTTTACTGCTATGCAGCAGCATCACATTACCCTTTCATTGAAAATGATATTACTATCGGTGGTTCGTTAGCTCCACGAAGTAACCCATCTCCAGTTGCAACGTTGCAATCGAATGGTAGCGGTTGCTCTATCCACCTGTCGATGCCCACATTCAATCGCAACGACATCGATCAAATCTGGATTTTCAGAACTACTGCCTATGCCTCGTCAGCTTTGGCGGCACTTAATGCTGCGGCAGGAAACGTGTTCTTCATCGGTTCTGTTACAGCAGTTTACCCCGGCACAGTAACATACGATGATATGAATATCGTCGATGGTGTTGACCAAGTTGAAGTTGATAATTTTTCGGTTCCGCCACAATTTCAATTTGTAGTTTTCTCTGATCCGTATTGGTGGGGTTGGGGTAACTATCCTCTTTCCGCTGCGGTGTCATGGGCAACTACGGGCATCGTCACAATCACTGATGGAACAAATTGGTTCAAAGGTAGGAATGGTCAATATGTCAGGCTATCTGGATTTACTACAGGTGGAATAGGAAATAATGGATTATGGTTATTCAAAATCTTAACTGCTACAACAATGCAGCTTGTGTTAGCCGATGGAACTACCAGCGCGACTTTGCCGAGCAATGGTTCAGGAACAATTGTGGTGCAGGGGAACCCAACTACACTCTATCGATCAAAAGCACGCAACCCCTTCTCTTGGGGCGTGACCGATATTTTGCAATCGGGTTCGCGGGTGCCGCATCAGTATTCATTTAAACTTGGTGGTGGATTAGGCACTGCAATTGCTATAACTCCAATGGTGCCGTATCTTCTTCTTAGCACCGAATATCCGGCAGGTGTTTTTACGCTCGATCTGCGACAAGCAGGCACTACTGCTTTTGAAGGATCGCTTCGAAACATCTCAACGTTCTATTCTATAACCAGTCATTTTTCGCAGTTTGTTGCTAAAAAGGTTTATACGTTGGTCAGAATGGAGCGACAAGAGCAGCAAGTTCTTTGGGGATGGGACGCCAAGAATTACTGCATATTAGAAACAGATGGTTCACAAATTTATCCCGTATCGCAGAAAGTCTCGAAAACGCTCAGGAGAGCTAGTATAACTAGATCAAAGCAAATTCTAGCACATGGTGCATATGATGCTAAAAATGGATTAAACTGTCTCTGGTTGCCGACAGATGAAACAGATATGCAGGTGAATCTGCTAGTTTGCCAACATGCATTCACTGCACAATGGTTCATTCAAGATGAACATGATCTTCTCTGCTCTGCTGCATTTCAAGATGGTGATACTAACGGGTCAAAGATATATGTAGGAACCGAATCAGGATTTGTCGGAGAAGCTTTTGCTGAAGGATTTTATGCTAATTGGATTTCGTCTGGACGCTCATTTGGAACCCTCACCACTTTTACCTCTAATTCTTTTACTCGTGATGATGGTATCTTGTTCTATCTTGATCGAGATGGCTATGTAGGAAATTGGTGTCTTATCACCGACGTTAATGGAGAAAATGAACAGTGGGGGCGTATCTCTGCGGTTACTGCTTCAACGCTAACGTTCGATTATATATTACCAGCTATTGGAACAAATCATGCCGCATTCAATCCTGCATTAACTGCTGGTTCTGTTTTCTTTGTTGGTGTAATTGAATGTCAGATGTTAAAGTATTTTGATCTAACGGCTCCAGCAGAAGATAAAACCGTGAAAGAAGTTTGGTTAACTCTTGATGGAGTTGATATACAAAAGCCATCACAATTACCGGGGTCAACTTTCTTAAGATACCATCGTGATCGTTCAATTGGATATTACGCACCAAAGTCAGATAACCGATTAAACATTCCTCTTAAACAAGTTTCTCACGATGATGCAGTTTTATCTCAAGCATGGTTTACTGCAACACCACCGACTGCAAGAATTAAAACATTCGGGATAGAGATAATTGATAGAGGATTTCTCCAGTGGAAATTTTTTAACTGGACGTTGAAAGTTAATTAATGCCTGTAGGACTTCCAAGACATATTCGAGATGCGGAAACGTTTGAAAATTTACGTTCCCGAACCAGTGAATTTGCTGATCGCATAGAGAATTATCTTAACTCGCAGGTAAGTATTTATCTAATCGATTCTAGGTCTAAAGTCAAACTACCAATACTTAAAAAGGGCGACTTAGCTTTAGATTTTGGAAAAAATCCACCACTTGCAACGTTGCAACAATGGGATGGCAAAAAGCTTATCTCCATCGCTATTTCATCAACGTCAATTATTGGATTAGTTAATCTTCTTACGCAAGGAACAGGGTCGGGAATAGACCCAACAAAATATCTTCGTTCAAATGGAGCAAACGGATGGGTGTTGGATACCCCTGCTGCTGGTGGCAGTCCTACTTTTGCTGCAATTACAGACCCTGAATTACTCGCACGATTAAACATAGCAATCTTAATGTAATATGGCTAAACAATTTTCTCTTTTTCTTCCCAAGGGGGCTAACAATAGCAGCATTACTTTACAAAATGCTGATGGAACTGGACTCAAACTACTTTTTACTGCGGGAGCAGATGACTCAGATGTTGATTCAATTATTGTTACCAGTAATGATACCGCTGCTCGAATTCTTGTTTTATACGTTACTCGCGGTGGCGTAGATTATATAATAGGAACAATTACTGTTGGTGCAGGTGCAGGAACTGATGGTTTTAATTTTAGTTTGGACTTACTTAATCCAATCAACTTTCAAGGACTACCTATAAATAATATAGGCAAACCGTATCTCCGGCTAAAATCAGGGGATACAGTAAAAGTTGCAGTAACAACTGCTGTAACCGCAGCCAAAACTATTTACCTTTCTGCTTTTGGTCAGGATTACTAAATGTTTGGTCGTTTACCATTAGGACAATTTAGTAGTAAATTACTCGATCTGATTAAATTTGGTCGTGGTAGTGGTTATGATTCTACTCAATTTCTTAGATCAGATGGGAGAGGGGGATGGAAACTTGCTTCCCAAACAGCAGCTACGCTACTCTATACTACGCTAATAGGCGATGGCACAACCAATCCGTGGGTTGTTACACACAGTTTAGGAACGACGGATGTTGTTGTAGTTGTTAAAATAGTTTCAACAGGGGAGATAATTGAAGGCACGGTTAAAGTTACTGACGCTAACCACGTTTCAATTAACTTTGCTTTCGAAGATATTCCTACTACTAATCAATATGCAGTTACTGTATTGGGTGGTGGTAGTGGTGTTGGTGTAATTCCACCTACTAGGTTAGGGTTCCTTATCGTTAAAACATCTGGCACAAGTTATACTCCATCTGCAAATGTAAAAATGATTTGGGTTCGAGGGGTGGGTGGCGGTGGCGGTGGCGCAGGTGCATTAGGTGGAGTAAGCCAAGCATCTATTGGGGGTAGTGGTGGCGGCGGTGCGTATTTCGAAAAATTTATAAATAACCTTGGAGCCGGACCTTTTACCTACGCAATAGGAGCAGGGGGAGCCGCTGGTATAGGAACTCCTACCGCTGGCGGTAATGGTGGAAGCACAACTTTTAATGATGGAGTTACTTTATATACGGCAGGTGGTGGTAACGGCGGGACGACAATGGCTGCGGGAAGTTCAGTTGTCGCATCAGGTGATGGAGCAGGTGGAGTGGCTACTAACGGAGACCTAAATATATCCGGCCAAGGTCCGATAATTACTGGCACTAGAAACAGTGGAACTGCTGGATATAGAAGTGTGGGTGGAAACGCACCGCTTGGATGGGGTTACGGTGCGTCAAGACTGTTAATTAACTATAACGCAAATGTATCAGGCGAGACATGGGGGCAGACTGGTTTCGGTGGGGGTGGGCAGGGTGCTATGAGTTTTACTGCCGCAGGGTTTTCTGGAACTCCCGGCCTTGCTGGAGTTCTTGTTATCATGGAATTTACTTAACCGTTATGAAAAAATGGGATGATGCAGATATAGCGGGTATATTAAATCCACGTTTGCGCGATGGGACAGATCGGTCTAAACTCGTTCAGATGGATTTGTCTTTAATGACCACCGCTCACGCTAATGTTGTCAAGTGGGACAATCGAGGCATGACAGACAGTGCTATTGCGCGTGGCGAATTGACTATTACAACTACTGGCAACATAGACGATCTGGATACAGTAGCTGGAGATATAGTTTCGGCTTCAGTTCTGCGAATGAATAATGCGACTCTTGCGACACTTCGAGGACTTCAAAATGGTAGAAATGGACAATTAATTACCATCGTATCAGTAGGAGCAGGAGCGGTTAGCATTGCTAATGATAATGCAGGTTCAAGCGCCGTTAATCGAATTCTTACGGGCACAGGTGGAACAATAACTTTAGCTGCGGGAACTGGAATTGCAACGTTGCAATATGATAATACTACTACTCGTTGGCGGCTATTAGTTAATTCATCAAAAGTTGATATTCAATTTTTTACTACGCCGGGCACTAACACTTGGACAAAACCGCTTGGAGCTAAAACAGTTCGGTGTATTTGTCAGGGTGGCGGTGGCGGTGGTGGTTCAGGTCGTAAAGGAGCAACAGCAACTATTCGACAAGGCGGGGGTGGCGGTGGCGGTGGCGCATATTCAGAAGAAGAATTTAACATTAGCGATTTAACTGCCGCAACTTATCAGGTTGATGTAGGTGCAGGGGGTGCGGGTGGAGTCGCACAAGCAACCAATTCAACTAACGGTAACAACGGCACTGCTGGTGGTATTTCTGCATTTGCACAAACTGACGGTTACAATGCAGGTGCAGGTAATGGTGGAATCGGTGGAGCATTAGGCGCAGGTGGTGGTGGTGGTGCAGGTGCCGGGGAAGGCACAGACCCCGGTGCGGCTGGTGCGGCATCATCTGCTACAGGTGGAGTAGGAACTACTCCAACAGCAGCTTTAAATCGAGGCGCTGGTGGTGGTGGTTCAGGTGGTGGAATAACATCAGGTAACGTTACTTCTAATGGTGGACAAGGTGGGTCAAAAGGCGTGTCTTATGGATTAGCCGGTGGAGCAGCAGGAGTAGCTCCCGGTGGGGCTGGTGGAAATACTTCTTCATTTTCTTTTACATTATG